CAGCTTCCACAATCAAACGGCCCATCTGTTCAATCGCACGGCCCAGGTTGTCGGGGAACTGGAAGGTGCTGGTGGTACCTGCGTTCTGGCGAGCGATGATGGCCTTGCCGGACTTCTCGTTCGACTCGCGGCCGAGGCTGGCGTCATGCAATCCGATGATGGTCTGCATGTCGGTGCCATCCTGGACAGCGTTGGAAAGCTCAGCGGCTGCCGGCTGGGGATTAAAATTCCTCTGCGGCGGCGGTACACCATCCTGGTGGTTGTAGGGCAGGAACGGGTGGTTGCGGACGTTCGCCGACTCGTACACTTCCTCGTGTCCAGCCATCTGGCGCAAAGTGGCCACCCAGGGCGCCCTTGGCGCCAGGGCCACTGTCTCAGCTGCCGCGGTCCTCCAGTAGTTATAGGAGCGTGCTGCATCTTTGGCGTGCCGAATGGCGGACTCGTAACGGGTCTGGCCGTCGACGATGATCTCCTCGCCGAATACCGGGAAGATTGGAATGGCAGAGAACGGCAGCTCCAGGGGTCCTTCGAGGATGTCTCGGGCAGTCATCTTCTGCCACATGCACACCGGGCGCTTTATCTTGCGCCGCATCTCGTTGCCGTTGCTGTCCTTCACGATGTGGATGCCGGTCTCGTGCTTGAGGTCGTCCAGCACGTCTTCCACGTCACTGAGGTACACGATCTTGCCGCTGGACAGCTTGACCACCTCATCATCTTTATGGTCGATGAAAAAGTACTGGGCCACGCGGATGTTGTCGCTGTCATACCAGCCTTCATAAGTTGCGCCCATTGTCGTGCCGGCGAATTCGGTGAAGGGTATGTCGGGGTATTTCTGCTCGTAGGTCTTCTTGTTCATCATCACGAACATGAACGCGTCCTGCGCATCCCTGAAATCCGCTTCCTGGGAGGAGGGATCTAAATAAATCGTGTAGGCATTCTTCACCCGATGGATAACCAGTTCCTGGACGAAGGGGTCCAGCTTGCTCCACTGGTTCATCAGGTAAAACCAGCCGAAGCCGTGATCCACCGCATGCTTGACGCTGGTGTCGTAGGCCTGGTCGGCCCGGCTGACGTGCTCGATGTTGCGGATGATGCCCGTGTACACCTCGGCCATCGCGTAGTCCTTGGTGCCCTGAAGGTTCGCCAGGCGCGGGTCTGGACCACGGTTACTCTCAACAGGTGTGACCTTGATTTGCGGTCGTTCCTGACGGATTCGGTTTGTGATCTGGCGGGTAAAGGAGGGGAACAGGTTGTAGGTCAGGATCGGTCGGCGGTCTTCTTCACGCTCCCGGCGGATCTCATCAGGCCATTGGTCACCGGCAACGAACTTGTCGTCCTCCAGCGCCTCGGCGTAGATCGTTGACCAGAACGACTGATGAACCGTGAACCTCTGGCGGATCTGCCCCAGCTTCTCCTCGGTGTCGGGTCCATCGTCGGTTGTTAGGGTGAGGGCATCATCGGGTATTTGGTTCGGGGCGGTTCCAGGGTTCTGTACAGGCATTCTCTGCGTCTCCAGTGTGTTCCTTCCTGGTCACCACTCACCGCGGGACCTTGATCTCGATCTTTGGATCGGTCTGGGTTGGAACGCACTGTCGGTGTTCAACAGATACCTTGCACAGTCCATAAGGTGATCGTGCGCTTTGACGATCTTTCCCTTTTCATCTCGCCTGTAGAGTCTCAACTCCTTGAGAAAGTACACCAAGGTGTTGAAAATCTTGAGCTGGCCCTGCTGCATCAAGATTAAAACATGGCGCAGGCCGGCGTGCACGGCGTTGTTCGCTTTGATCAGCTGCAGGCCCTGGTCTTCGTATTCCTCCTTGAGCTTGGTGCCATCCTTCTGGGAGCCAACGTTGTCGCCGGCGGGGTCGATGCAACCTTCCAGCTCCCGCCAGGGCAGCATGGACTTGATGCCGCCGGCGTGGATGATCGGCTGATCCCGTTGCCCGTAATACTCAGCCGTCAGGTAGAACTGATCGGTGTCCGGGTTGCGCGCGCCAAGCAGCGCCGCGGTGACATTCCACCCAGGGTCCAACGCATAGCCCTGCTCCCAGTGATCGGGGATTCTGAACGGGTCGATGAACAGCTTGTCCTCGGCCACCGGATAGATGGCACCGGCGCCCAGGCTCGGGCGCCCAGTCTCTCGCGCCAGGCGTTCATGGGGTTGCATGTCGGCAAATAGCTCCTCGCGCTCCTCGACCGTCAGTATTGGGGGGTTCAGGTGTGGTGCATCTTTGTGACCGATCAGTGAAATGAACTTGCTCACCAGCCCTTAGACCGCTGGCCCAGGGCTTCCCCCGGTTCCCCCGGTTCCCCCAGTTTCACATCTCGATACCAACGCCCGAAGAAAGTGGCCAATTCCTCGACTATCCCGTCAGTTACGGCCAGTTCGTCGTCAGTCAGGCGTACTCGGTAGGCGGTATGCAGAGGATTGATGCCGCTTTCGCAGAGTCGGCCCCAATTAGTGATCAATTTCAGGTGCAAACGGTTGTTTATGGCCTTCAACTGGCCATTTCGGAGCAAAGGGACATCCAGACAGAGGTACTGTGGATTGTATTTATCGATCTCCTGGACCAGCAGGCGCCACAGCTCCGGGATCTCCGTTGGGTCCTTGCCGCGGCGCTTCCAGGACTCGGCCACCTCGAAGGGGTGACGCATCGGAACCACAATCGGGTGGCCCTTGTGCAACAGCTCCCGCCACATGGCCGTTCTCTCGGGCCAGATGTGGTCCAGCTGGATCTTGTGGTGGCCTTTGAACAGCGCCCGCATGAAGTGGGTGCCGGTGTGCGGGACGGTCGGGATCAGGATCAGGTTCATTGAAGCAGAATCTGCCGCATGCGCAGGCGCAGCCCGTAGATCTCCAGCTGGTCGTCCTCGCTCATGGCGCGGAACAGCTCGGTGGCCTTGCCCTTGGCGACAGCTTGGCGGTAGGTTTTGCAGATCTCGTACACGGTGTCCCGGTCGACGCCTGGTGCCAGGTCAGCCTGGATTACCTTCATCGTCCCGGCCATCGCTATCAGGACTTCGGCGGCCTCCTGCTCCCCTTCCAGCAGATACTCCTCCGCTTCCGGGTGGTCCTCGGCGTAGGCCTCTATCCGCTCCAGAGTCTTCCGGGGCCCTTGTCGCCTCAACTCGGCGGGCGACACACTCGTCGCAGAATCCGTCATTGAACAGCACCTCGTTTCGCTTCAACACAGCCGTGCAATCGTAGCACTTGCGACGGTGGTATCGACGCCTGGTCATACGGCCATTTCCGGAACGGGGCCCAGGATCTCGGAACCTTCCAGGAGGGATAACACGGTCTCAGTCATGCCTTGAACCGGGGTGAACGTACATAGGATGCAGCCCCTGGTGGTCAAGATCCGCATTTTGCACTCATCGTAAATCGCCTTGATGCATTCCTCGTCAAGCCAGCAGAAGTTCACCGCTTCGGCTTCAAAACTCGGACGACCTTCCTCATAGCTCTTGAAGGTGATGCAATTTTCCCAGCCGTGTTTGTGCTTCACGATGCACTGATCGACCGCGTCAGCAACACCAGAACGCCTGGTCAGGCGTCCTATCCGGGAGGCGGGTATTAGGCCACCCAGGGCCTCGGTGAAACCCTTGCGCTGGGTCAGGTTGCCCAGCAGCATCTTCTGGTTCACGTCTCTGACTTTCGCCGTTTTGGTGCCACATGCCCAGGCCAGGATGGGTTCCTCGAACACCCGGCCCGGCCACCAGTCCGGATACAGACCGGTCGTATGCACGGCCATTTCGTAACCACCGATGCCCAAGGTCTTGCCCACCCGGTTGCCACCCAGGGCTGCACGCTCCTGGTGGATCTTGCCGGCGGCAAACATTTCGATGTACTTGTGGTAGAGCTCCCGGCGGAGGGGTCCCTCGTCAGGGTACAGCTGGGAAAGCTTGTCGGCTTCAGTGCGTCGTCGGAGTTCCTGGAGGATCAGGTATGCCGCTGTCCGCGGGTCCATGTCTCGTAATGAGTTCGGCGAGATCAATGCTTCCAGCCTCCACGACTTCTTTCAGGAGGTGTATCAGTTCCTCGGTCGATACATCCTCAATGGTGCTTACGTGCTCAATGCGATCCGTAAACATCTTCAGGTACTTGCCGTGCAATTCTGCGCATTTTGCGGCTGGCGAATACTGCTCAGCTTCCATGGCCTTGTCACCGATCACGGACAGGCGCCGGAGTACAGCCTCGACTGTCACGTCGGCGCCGGACAGGGCGGTCTCCAGGCGCTTGTCGATCTCTTGGCGGATCTGAGGTTTTCTGAGGTTCTCTGCACCCACCTGGGCCAGGGTGTTCTCTTTGCCCTGGTATCCGGCCCGTCTGGCAGCCTCGGTGGCGTTCATGTTGACCGCGGCTGAGCAATACCAGTACACGAAAGCATGCTGCTTGTCGGTTAGGTGCTTGCGCGGTTCCGACTTCTTGGGCTTGATCTTTTTGGTCGTCACTTCCTGATCAGCTCGACGAGGGTATTGGTCAGAGGATCGACCGCAAAAAACCGGCCGCAATCAATGCGGATTTGAATCTGTTGCTTGGTCCGCGGCTCCCGAGGGGTTACCGGAAAGGGTATCACCCCAGGAGCGCAGTGCCCCGAGGTGCCCATGTCGCGGGGTTTAGGCCAGGCCGTGGGGGAACGGATTCTTGGTTG